TTCAAGACAGTGAGCTAAATCCCAATGCATAAAATTTAACTGCCACATATATTTCAGTTCATCATTTTCTAGTGCGTCATGCATTGCGTCATGATACTTCCCATACCACAATTCTTTCCAGTTATCTGTAATTTCACCATTTACTAATTTATGATCAGTCCACCATAATTCACTATCACTGTCAATCTCTTCATGATCTAAGCCTTTAAAAGCATGTGATATACAATAATGAAAAGCATCCTCATAATTAGATTCTTCACATATAATTAATTTGTCACATTCAATCTTTTGATCAGAATGTTCTAAACAACCAAAGTAATTACTCCAAACAAGCATCTCATAATCTTGTTCTAGTTTACGCATTGGTGCTATGATATCACCACGTATATTTTCCATAAGCCTATGACATTCTGTATGTTCAGGATGTCTATATGCATCATTAATTAAACCACTGTATGCACCAGGTTTACCTGTCCATTCATGTTCATAGAAATTTGCTTTGTAAACTTGTGGGCCTACAAATTCACTATTGCATAACCACCAGGCAATACTATTCTGTGTTCCGTTTTTTGTTCCGTAAATTACTGTAATCATCTAAAATCTTTTGTCCATGTTCAGCCCAAGCCTTTTCAAACTTTTCTTCGTATTCATACAATGGGGCACCATTGCCTCCAGCATACCATAAACGTTTGAAGTAGCCATTTTGTGAAGACATTACTGTATCCAATGACGTATTGAAATGCCCTTTAACCATATGAAAAAGCCTATATGCTTCTTTAATTTCTGCATCAGTGTACATGTATTACTATTTATTGGTGGGCCTGAAGGGATTCGAACCCCTGACTTCCAGTTTCGTAGACTGGCGCTCTATCCAGCTGAGCTACAGGCCCAAGGTTGGTCTCGGTGGTAGGATTCGAACCTACGATCTCTTGCTCCCAAAGCAAGCGGATTAACCAGACTTTCCTACACCGAGTTTGGCAGAGGTACAAGGATTCGAACCCTGACTTACAGTTTTGGAGACTGTCGTGCTAAACCGTTAACACTATACCCCTATTCTTTCATTGTAACTATTTCTTGTAATTTGTCAAGACCTATTTCATCTTTTTGTTCTTGGTCTTTTTTATTTTCTTGCCTCATCTTCCAAAGCATCCAATCGTAATAACGTTCTGGTTCTGGATCGTGGTTTCTCATGTTCTGTTCCTGCTAAGATTCTTCTGGCGTGAGCAATACTATAGTTATTAATACAAATGTATTTTACTAACTCTTTTCTATATTGCCAAAGTAATAATTCTTCCATCTTTAATGACGAACCTGGGATATACCCAGGCCGCCCCTTTTATGTTTTTGTGTATGTCCGTTTTAACTTGTTACAGCCGGCGTCCTGTGCCTGTCTATCATTTTGTTTCCTATGTGTTGGTGCCCATGGAGGGACTTGAACCCCCACTCCGCAAAGAACAGGTACCTAAAACCTGCGTGTCTACCAATTTCACCACATGGGCTTATAGTTGTCCTACCCTGCTAACCGTGGCAGGGTGCGAGTATATTAAGGTACCAACCTATTCTGAATCTTTAAAATAGAGATCCAGCATTTCAATTCTGTCATGTGCGGCGGACATTTTATTAAGCTCTTCAATTACTGCTTCAGTAACGTCTGAGTGTTCGCCAATACCTGCTGGCATTGTACGATAAACTTCAATGTTCGCTCTATGAACTGCTAATTCGCCTTCAGCCTGCTTACGTGCGGCTATCAGTAATGCGTCTCCTGCTTTCATTCGTGTTCACCTCCCTTATCTTGTGGGTCAAGTTTAATCTTCTTTCCATTCATCCACATAAAGTTTCTTGCACGACTTGGAGTTGATGTTGGAAAGTGATCAAAGAACCCGGGGTTTCGTTTTGCAGTTTCGAATGTGCCTACCGTTACTGCAATAGCACCCAGCAAGAATACGTGTGCTATTGAACTAATACCAAACACCCAAAAACTACCTACAAAGAAACTAAACACAATACACCACATCCAAGCAAGAACTTGAAGCACCATATGTCTAGTTGCCAAATCTGGAATATTTTTCAACGGATTTTTATCCGCATTCATTACACTATTCCAGCAATCATATACCCATTCCCTCATGGAAAATATACCTTTCTCTAAAGTGGTTTTTATAGGGTAGTGTGCATCTGCAGATTCTTTCCATTCGATTGCATCATATAAATCGTAAAACTTACGTGCAACCATATGATCCTTAAAGTATGCTTTTACCCTATACATTACCATTCCTAAAAGTGGTGCTGGAGGAGAGACTCGAACTCCCGACCTGATGATTACAAATCAACTGCTCTACCAACTGAGCTACACCAGCCACATTATTATTTACCTTACTGTAAGGTCCATGTAAAGTGGAACACTGTCTCCAATATTATAGTTACGCTCTGTGCTGAACTTGAGACGTCCACCAGCATATTCTACAACCACTACACTACCATCACGTCGTTCGACTGTTTCTTGATTGTAATGTGTATGACATTTGTTAACCTGCTTGTAACCAACAATCTCTGTTGATTGCTTCTGCTTGCCTTTTTCATTGCCAATAATTGAACCAATTACTGCACCTGCGGCGCCAGAGCCATCACCTTTAACAACGTTATTGCCAATGATTCCACCAATAATAGCACCACCAATAATGTTGCCAATTACATCTCCACCTTTTTGTTGGTAGATTGGAACCTCTACAATTTTACAATGTTGTTGAGGATTGTTAGTAGTAATCTTACTGTACCGTGGTTCTACTTCAACGACGGTGCCTTGTACTGTAAACTTACCAGTTGCGCCTTGAAAGGCGATTGCAGGGCTACATGATGCTAATGCAATAGTAGTTGCGGTTATAATAGATGCTAATTTCATTTGTACCTCCTAGTATCAATATTAAGCATTATCTATAGTATAAGACATCTTGGCTACTTTGTCAACCTTTTGTTGCATGTCTATACCAATTTCTTTTTCGAAATCAAACTCTAGTTGATCTTCGTCGTCGTTGAACCATGTAGGCTCTATATCATAAAAAACATTTTGATCATGTTGATGTAACATTTGTTTCAAATGCTCTTCACTATAATTATGACCAAATAAGTCTTTGTTCATTATACGAGCTCCGGGAACATTTGTTTAATATAATTTCTAACAATTATATCTGTTTCTGTATCTACATTAGAAATACGACTTTTAGGTGCTTCTACGCCTAAACAAAAAATTTCGTCTTTTGCTACTCTTAACAGTTCACGTTTATTGAGCTTCTGAATTTGTTCTAAATTCACTTGTTCACTAACAATCGCCGATAATATGTAATCACTGACATCTTTGTGACTCATTGGAATCACAATCTTTGCATTTATTCGCTTTGCACCATCTGGATAGATTTGTGCTCTCATTATTTTACCTTTCACCAAAGTGAGTTTATTGCATTTATATAACTCACTATAACACATAATACTATGGTGTCAAGCATTATTTCTTACTTTTCTTAACTTTTCTTACAGAGCGGCAATATTTGTTTGAAAATCCGCAAAATCTGTACTTGACGCAACTACTGACTTAAGAGTAGCGAGGTCTATTGTTTCTGAAGTTAAGAAACTACTTAAATCTGGCGGAGTATACTCAAATTCGCCAGTTGAATTATTGTATGTTAAATTACCTAATCCTGATGCTGAATTTTTTGTAACACTTAATGAAGTTTTGTCAATATAACCTGCATCATTGGTAAATGCACTTACTAGTGTTGGGACACTTGTGCTTGGTCTGTTACTTAATGCATAATAATCACCACTAAGTGCCACTGGTGCTAGATTAGCAGTTGTAGTATATTGTGATAAATCTGGTGGAGTATACGTAAATGTACCTGTTGTAGGATTATATCCTAATGAAGGGCTTGTACTTGCGTTTGCAGTAGTTACACTTAATGCACCTAAAGTAATTCCACCTGATGCACCACCAGAGGTTGTGGATCCAGTTGTACCTGCTAAATTAGTTGTTGCACTTGGTGAATTATGAACAATTTGTCCTGTTGTACTAAGTCCTGCTATTCCAGGTTGAGATGGATATTGTGTTAAGGCACTTCCTGCACTTGTTTGTGTATTACCCTGTACCAGGTTATTTGTATACCCAATAATTCTTCCACAATAATCATATACAGGAATAAGTGCATTGACATCTGTAATAGGATTACTGTCAGCTTCTAGTTTTGCTATTAGCTCTGGTTCTAACAAATAAAAGAAAATGTTATTACCTTGTCCATCTACCTCATATGCTTTTAAGTTATCATAGTTTGCTTTCAAACTATTTGCAATACCGTGTGTGGTTGCAAAAGTCATATTTTCGGGATCAATACCAACACCAACACCTGTGTTAACTCTATCAGTAGTTGCAAAGGTACTTCCTCCTTTACCACCAGGACCTGTTTCTGTTGAACCATTACCAAAGTTATTTTCAAACTCCATTAAGTTCTGCATATCATTTTTAAAAGCGTCTAACTGGTTTTTAAAATTATCTAGTGTAGACTGTGGTAAGTTTGCTAGATTACTTAAATTATCCTGAATGTCTTTAAGAATACCACCATTAAAAATAGGATTAAAATTACCTGAGCTATCAATACAGCCTCCAATATCACTATCAGCCATAGATCCCAGGTTATCTAATAATCGTTTACCTTCACCAGTAAAACTACCAAACATATCACCCAACACATTAGGAATAGCTCTTGGTATAACTGGCGTACCACAAAAATTAATCATATTAGCAACGGCCGCAAATTCTGCTACCGCGGCGTTCATACGGTTTAAAACGTTTTCTATATCCGTGTGAGCAGTAAATTCTTCAAGTGCCTGCTCTGCTTCTCTAAGTTTAGTTTCTAAATCTGCTAAAGCACCCTGCCAGTTTACACCAGCATTGTTTAACAGTCTGCCTAAGTTTGCTTTTAGACAAATTTGAACATTTGGTAACTTTAATCCATTACCAGCCAATAAACTACAGATAAGCTCTCGCATAGTAAAGCTCTGTTCTGTTGTCGTTACTGTACCTGTTGTTGGATCAATAGTAGTGCTAGTAGGTATACTTACTGTCCTATTTAAATATTCGTTAGCACTTTCTAATCCGCCCTGAAAATCTGTCATTTATCCTCCAATATAAACGTTTGGACTACCGCTAGTTGCTTTTGGATTACAATGTGGACCGCCTGGAATTGGACACAATCTATCCGGGCTTGCACTATTTCCATTTATCACAACTAAAATTCCTCCAATATACACGTTAGGATTGGCCGCTTTTAAGTTACCAGCACCATGTGTATTTGGGTTGCCATCCACTGAAGTTATTCTATTATTTGTATAGACGTTAGCACATGCGGCCTTTGTAACTGCACCACATGAACGATCATCTCTATCTCTATGTGTTTCTGGCATTTCTTGATCTCTGTTCTGCTACTAATGATTCCATATGTATTATAGTATTTAGCGTAGATTTATACGAGCTTGTCATGGCACCCATCAAATTATTGTTCTGAACCCTAATAGAATCTATGTCCATTATTTTAACACTGTAATCATCTAAATTTACAAGCAGATTATAGTCTGTCATATCTGTATGTTCAATTCCAGGATATTCATTTTGTATACTGACTATCACTTTTCTATGTTCAAATAATGCACACATAGCATTATGGCATAGGTGGAAAAGTATTTCTGGATCAACTTTAAATAATTGTGTATTAAAAAAATCATGAAAGTTCAGTGAATTTTCAATATACTGCATAGAATATGTTGTTGAATTTATAAGATCAATTGGCTGTATGTAAACGTCAGACTTGCTCGTTACTGCCGTCATGTGTTCCCATTCTAATTCGCCAGTGAATATTTGTTTTTGTAAGAACGTTTTATCATCTGAAACAGAAAGTTTACTCTTACCTTTCCGAATGTCTAATGTATACATTAGTTAACTACTGCAAGTCCTGTTGTACTCTGTGTATATGTATCAGTAGCATCTTTAGATGTTTTTACAATACAAATAATTGTGTTTGTGTGAAGTTTTACTTTTGCTTCTTGATCAACAGTAAACATAAAAGGAGCCAATCCTGCTCCGTTATCACCAGCCACTAACATTAGTGGCTTTCTAATTAAAATGTGATCTTTTGTTTCTTTTTCTAGACGGGCAACCATTTCCTCGCCAGAACTAAGTTTGATGCTAACAACATCGCCTTCTTTATAAGGACTTTCAATAATCATATGATTCTCCTAAAAGGAATGTCCAGTGCCATTATATCCTGTATTATCGATATACTCTAGCATCTGTTCATATCCACCTATTTTGTCATTATTAATCACGATTTGTGGGAATGTCCTTGCTCCAGGAAAATTCTCCATAATTGTTTCGCGATCAAAGTCTTTGCCAAGTTCCTTGTACTCATAAGGATACTGTCTTTGTTCACATAGAGCTTTTGCTCTCATGCAAGAAGGACAAGCAGGCTTGCCCCAAATTACTATGCTCATATATATCTCCCTATAGTGATAATCCGCTGAACGTTTTATCGTCAACGTCTTGTTTTACGCCACCAATAACATATGAACTAATTTCTGTTTCTTGTGGTGCGACTTGTACTTCTGCTCCACTAATCCACTTTTGTGTCCAAGGTAGTGGATTTGCTTGTGTAGTTGTATAAGGACACTTCAAGCCTAATGCTGTCATCCTTTTACAACAGATCCATTCAATGTAATCATGTAATAGTTTTGCGTTTAGACCAATCATTGAACCACCAGCAAATAAGAAATCTGCCCATTCTTTTTCCTGTTCTACTGCGTCAGTGAACATTTTTGTAACTTCGTCTTTGCACTCTTCTGCAATTTTAACAAAGTCTGGATCTTCTTTTGGAAGCACTTTTGTAATCATATATTGTGTACTACCTAAATGTACGTTCTCATCACGTGCAATTAGTTTAATAATCTTTGCATTACCTTCCATCTTTTTAAGTTCTGCAAAAGCCCAAGAGCAAGCAAAACTTACATAGAAACGAACACCTTCCAAAATGTTTACACTGTTAAGTGCCAACCATACTTTTTTCTTAAGATCATATTTGTCAACAACAATCTTCTTACCATTGACTGTATGTGTTCCTTCTCCTAAGAGTTGATAGTACATACTTTTTTCAATTAGATCATCATAGTATTTTGTGATATCATCAGCACAATCCAAAATTTGTGGAATGTCTAGCATCTCATCAAATACTTTTGTAGGATTTGCATATACGTTTCTAATAATATGTGTATAACTTCTACTGTGGATTGTTTCACTAAATGTCCAAGTAGTAATCCAGTTTTCAAGTTCTGGTAAACTTACAATAGGATTGAAACTCTCTGCTGGAGCTCTACCCTGTACACTATCCAACAAGATTTGTCTCTTCAGATTACTTGTAAAAATATGTTGTTCGTGTTCAGTCAAATCCTTAAAGTCTTTAGCATCTTTTAGAATATCTACTTCTTCAGGACGCCAAAAGAATCCAAGTTGTTTGTCTGTCAACTTATCAAATTGTTTATACTTTAAAGTATCGTAACGTTGCATACCCAGACCCTCGTCAAGGAATGCTAAGTTTTCTGTATGTTCTTTCTTTTGTGCTACATTTAAAACAGCCATGTCATTTCCTTTATATTACACATGCTTCACAGTCTTCTTCATCAATATCGGTTGGAGCAAGTTCCTGTTGTTCTTCTTCTTTGAACTCCATTTCTCCTTGTCCGTCATAAGTATTAAAATAATATAGTTGCTTACCACCATACTTGTAAAACATTACAAGATGTTGTAACATACTACTCATTGGAATCTTCTCATCTTCAAAATGAACTGGATTATAACTTGTATTAACACTGATGCCTTGATCAATATATTTTTGTAATACAGCCATAATTTTTAAATAGCCCTCAGGAGACTTTTGATCCCATAATAAATCGTATGCATTTTTCATACGAGGATAACCAGGTACAACCTGCTTTAGTACACCATGTTTTGATTGTTTAACACTTACAAAACTACGTGGAGGTTCAATACCATTTGTTGAATTAGAAATTTGTGCAGATGTTTCTGCTGGCATTAGTGCCATGAGTGCTGAGTTTCTGATACCA